CCCAGAACTGACCGTCTGCATAACAGCCAAGAAAGTACGCTGTCGGCGAGATTCCTTGCAACATTTTTCCATCTTTATCACGCCACGTTGTCTTGGTTGCAAGCAACAAAGGCTGCGTCCGCTCTCGTGGTGGTTCGCTTGCCAGATGCCATATCGTGTTATTCATTCAATCGCCCTCCCACACACCATCCGGGCGCATTTTTGCAAACGCAAGCAAACCGTATAGGGCACGTTTGGCGTTGCCCTCTGTGGCGTTCCAGTAGTCGCTATCGTCTACATCGTCACCTAGTGCAGAAATAGCCTTTTCAAGCATCGGGATGCTCTCTGCGCCTGTTTTGCCATAGATGGAGCGGATGCCTCCCTCGCCGAATACTTCTGGGCGATAATAGAACTGACTGTAGTTATAAGTGACGTTAAGCCACAGTTCTTTTGTACCGCCCATAGCGCGCATACCACCAGCGATAAAATGCGTACTATCCGCTTTGAGCGGTTTATGCGTTACATGGTCGCATAGATAAATATCGTAGCTCATTTTCTCATCTCCCATTCTTTGCATCCACGTTCGTCCCACACGAAGTCTGCAACGTGTTCTGACTGGTCGTTCACGCACACGCCCTCCGGCTCTGCGTACCATTTGCAAGAGCCACAAGACGGCTCAGATTTGTTCTTGCAGGATTCTGCCGTGCATCGGATAGCCTTGCCAGCGGAGAACTGTTTGATGCCCATGCAAGAGCAATGTTCGGTGGTGCAGTAGAAGTTCATTCTTCTATCCCCTTCCATCCGATAAACTCGCATAAACCAACAGTGTTGTTGGCGCAACGATGAATGAGGACTTTATCGCTTATTTTGAATTTTGCGATAAACCCAATTTTGCTTTCTTCCATTTCGTTTTCAAACATCCAATCAACGATGTCCTTATCGATTCTGACATCGCTTTCGTCCGTTATGGTTGCAAAGCACTGTTTGCACCTGTAAAGAGCGCACTTTTTCATTATCTCTGCCCTCTCTTTCCCCTGTTGAACCGCTCGATCACTCGCTTATATTCTTCATAGCACTCCGGGCATAGGTCGCCTGTGTCCCTGCGCCACGCCCAGTCCTTGACGCAATGAAAGCAATGCTCACGGTTCTGGCAACGCTCCGGGTCACGATGTTTGATAAGTTCGCAGATGCCACGCGTAAAGTTTTCTGTAATATCTTCGTCCGTCATCGAACGGATAAAATCGCCGTTAGTCATGTTCCACTACCTCTCTGTACTCCACGTCAATCCCTTTCGGCAAAGCCGTCTGGTACTTCTGAGCCAACTGCTCTGCACTCTGAGCATCGCCCAACGGCTGTTCAGGCGGCGCAACGGTGACTTCCACGTTGTCACGCATACCAAAGTAGTTCTTGGCTCGGAAAATCCACTCTGCCGGGTTCTCCTGACCGTACATACCGTTGTACGCCCACATGGACTGCATTTGCAGAATCAGCTTTAGGATGTACTTCTGCTGCAAGCTGTCGTCACGGCGTTTGCCTGCCATAATCTGCTTCAAACTCACCCATTCGATGCCAAGAACCAGCGCAATCCATTCCACCACAGGGGATATTCTGGCTTCGATGCAAGCGTCAAAGAAGAAGTCAAGACGTTGCTGCACTTCAATCGGGTTGTTCATGTCCACGCTCGGAAGGTCGCCAAAATACTTGGCTGCAATCATGCCGATGACCTTCTTGTCCTCTTCATCACCGATTCTCGACTGCAAATCGCCTGTGTTTAGCATCTTAGACCTCGTGATTGCTAACTCCTGTTGTTCTTTCACCTTTTTACTCACCTGTGAGCGGATAGATTTCCGCTTATTAAGCATCTGTTGTTTCTTCTTCTCTCGCTCTTTCTCACGCTTCGCAGCGGCTTCCTCTTTCGCCTTTTGCGCCCGCTTCTCACGCTTTTTCTTTTCAGCTTCGGTCAGCGGCGGTCTGCCACGACCACGCTTCGGGGGTGTTGCCATGTATCAAGCCTCCTTGATGGGCTTCCAAACAGGGTATGCGTATGGATGCTTTGCAACGCCATTCCACAACCATTTATATGGATAACCTACGCAATCGGACTTTGTGATCGGTCCGGCAATCGCCATCACATAGCCGTTTTCATCTGCATCTTCTTTCTTAGGTGGTTGCTCAAATGTGCTTCTCCACAAGCCCTCAAACCAGATTTCGCTATAAGAGCAGATTTCAAAATAATGCGTAGCCATCCCAAGTTCTTGCTCAATATCGCTACGGATGCTCTTGTCATCCTCGTCTGCTTCGGTTTCGAGAACAAGGTAAATTCGCTTTTTCACACTCTCACCTCTTCATCTTCTTTTCGATGCTGTCCAGCTTCTGTGCAATCTGCCAGACTGAACAGCAACCGTCCAACTGCCGCCACCAAGCGCACTTTTCTTTCTCGCAGACACACCGGCCAAGCGGATTGCTGGTCATCTTCATCGGGCAGTAAAGTTCGTTGTCCATCATTTCCACCTCATCACAACAGCCATACAAACGACCAGACACACGTTGATGAACAGCCAAACGAGCATTGCCTGACGCTCTTCAAACAGGTTGTCTGCCATGTCTTTGGCAGAATGTCTGAAGCTTTTTTGTTCACTTCTGTTCTCCTTTCAGTCGATGTATCTCCATGCGACGATTTTTACATCACTTGGAACCCATTCACCACTGCTTTGAAACCATCGTTTATCGTTATATCTGCGGTACGCAATGTCGAGGTCTCCATTTTCAAGCTTTATTTCGACAGCCACTCCACATTGCGGTTGAGTAGTCATGTTGTTCCATTCGTTCTTGTTTCCGTTGTCTAGTTTTTCTTTGTTTGGATCTAACCAATCATTCAGTTCTTTCATGCAGGACGGACAAAGTTGAATCGGTTCTTCGGCCAGTCCAAAGCGGTTTTGTTCCACCGTACAATCCAAGAACAAAATCGAATTTGCTGTTCCGTAGCACTCGTTTATGTCAGGCACTTTCCGATTAAAAATCTCTCCGCATCGGTCGCACTTAAATACCATTGCCATGTTCTTTCTCCAATCTCTTTAGTAGCTCATCCACGTCATACCGCCAATGGACACGCAGCCTTTTTGCTTTGACCTCTATCCCCTCTTGCTCTGCCCACTGCCAGGGGATGCTCTTTCGGCTCTCGTTATAACGGAACGCCAGAACCTTGCTAGCAGGAATTGCAAAGGTTCGGTTGACCGCCCTGTAATTGACTATCACATGGGCGGTCTGACCGCTGTACCCCATCGCATCCACCATGTCCGTGATGTGCTTTTCCTTGCGGTACTTGCACTTTGCCTTGTCGTACTTGCCGAACACCTTTTCCAGAGGGATAGAGGGCGTTTCGATAGTTTTCAGTTCAAACAGGTGGTTCATCGGGTATCGGTACACAAGAAAGTCGCAGATGTTGTCGATGGAAAAGGACAGGTTCTCGTTTCCGCCGTAGTAGGTGGCAGCACTGTCTTTCAAGCGATAGCACCACGCATCGGATGGGACGGATGCCTTGAAGTCTGCTTCAAACTGCTTGCCGGTGTTCATTCGTTGCCCTTTGGTCGTTTTGGGAGTGGCATCCAGAACGGCATATTGTCAGGAAACGACTCCGCAAGGGTCATATTCACAATTCCTGCACGTTCCGTATTGCTATACCAAACCAAAATGTTTCCCATCGAATCTCCGTCACATTTGTGAGGTGGATTTTTCACTATATCTTTCCATTCATTCATCCTCGTTTACCTCCAAATTCACGGAATATGAGTTGCTTTGTCAGCGGGCTTTTCCATTTCCTTCATAATTCGCTTATGTTCTTCCACTGTCATGTTGTTCGGAAAAAAGCACCTGTCAACAATCTCAAACGGCTCAATATAATGGTCAAGAACATCTCGTGCTTCTTTTCGTGCTTTTTCTGCACACATTTCGATGTATTCATCTTCGGTCATGTTGTAATCGGTAATGCAATCGACCACCGAAGAAAACCGGCACAGCAGACCATTAGGTTGTCTTGCAATGAAAGCTCCCATTTATCGTTCACCTCTAAATTCACTTCCGAGAAACCGTTTCTTGCCTTTTTTTCGGTGCTTGTCCTCGTAGTCACGGTGGTACACGCTCTGACTGTGGTTCAGCTCGTATACGAACGCCTTGCGCTCCTCAAAGTCTTTCTTCTCCGCCTTGTACTTCTCGCAAGTGTCGTGGCAGGCTTGATGGCGTGATGTGCAGTTGAGACAACAGGTAATCATTCTTCGCCAAATCTCCTTTTTGTTACAGCCATCGGGAACTCCTCGATTTCGCTTGCCCACCGTGCGGTTCCATCTCCGTATGCTCTTTGCCAGACCAGAGGGAAACCACCCAGACCATCGAATAGGCTACCCAGTGTAGGTTTTTCTTTTAGGTAAGGGCGCATCTTCTGCACCAACCAAAACCACTGCGGCAAAGCGATTGAGTTGCCTAGAGCCTTGTACAGTGGGCTGTCAGCGTATTTGTGCTTCTTTCCTTTGCTATCCGTCCAGTCACCAATGTCGGTGTATCCGTCCGGGTAGCCTTGTAGCCGTTCACATTCAACAGGGGTCAAGCGGCGAACAATCCAACGGATGGTTTTCTCCAACACGGCAGAATCATGTCTTTCTGCGGATAACGTTCCAGCTTTTTCTATTTCATATCCGATTCCCATTGCTTTTGCTCCAATTTTGTAAGAAAAGCCAGCACAGAACGGTTTCGTCTGAACGCCATCTGCTTTCGATGAATCATGTTTTTCTGCAATCAGGCATTCGCTGCCATTGCCGATGTTCCCGGCTTTTGCTTTCAAGGTTGAGCATTTGTCACTTTCCTTGTAGTGGCTGAAAGACTGTTCGTTGAAGGTCTTGCGTTCGATTGCGATAGCCGTGTAGTCTGTGATTCTGTTTTCGTGGTCTCCTGTAATTGTTGGCACGATTTTTCCGTCACCGTTGCCACGAGCATCAAAAACTATCGGCTGGTGTCCGTGTTCTTGCGCCCTCAAAGTGCCCGTCACATCGTAGCTCACATCCATCACGCTTCCGCCCTGGTCGTTCAGCACAGGAATCGGTTGAAACAACGTCTGGTCTTGCAGTGTAGAAAGCGTTGCACTTTTTTCGGTTTGTACCAGCGCACCTTTACCACCACCGGCACATCCGCTACGGATTTTCAGGGTGTAGGAATCGTCCCCCCCTGTCACGTCCATAAGGGCTTGCCTGAGAACTTCCGGGAGTGGCTTCCCACGCCTTGACGCTCTCGTCAGAATTCCCTGACACGCCCGTGCGCTCAAATAGTATTTCTGCGGCACGTTGTCCTCCAAAATCCACGACAAG